TTGCTACCCCTGTCCTTGCTGGTCTCGGTACCCCTACTAAACAATTCAGTTCGTGCGTACTTATTCGCAGTGATGATGACTTGGATAGTATTTTCGCTTCTGGTGAAATGATGGCAAAATATGCTAGCAAACGAGCTGGCATTGGCTTAGAGATAGGACGATTACGACCATTAGGTAGTCCTATTCGTGGTGGCGAGATTATGCATACCGGCATGATACCGTTCTTAAAGAAATGGTTCGGTGACTTAAGAAGTTGCAGTCAAGGAGGTATTCGTAATGCAAGTGCTACAGTATTTTATCCCATTTGGCATCATCAGTTTGATGACCTTATCGTACTTAAAAACAATCAAGGAACCGACGAAACTAGAGTCAGGTTCATGGACTATGGGGTTGTTCTTAGTGCATTCTTCTGGAGAAGATTTAAAAACAAAGAACAAATAACATTCTTTGATCCTAATGAAGTACCTGACTTATATGAAGCCTTCTATAAGAATACAGAACTATTTGAAGAACTATACGTTAAATATGAAAAACGTAAAGACTTAAGAAAGAAAACAATGAGTGCTGAAGAAGTATTCAAGAGTGGCATTCTTAAAGAACGAACAGATACAGGACGTATCTACTTAGTGTTCGTTGACAATGTTATGAATCAAGGACCATTTGATCCTGAATATCATACAATTTACCAGAGTAACTTATGCTGTGAAATTCTTTTACCTACTAAATCCTTTAAACGTTTGGATGACAGCGATGGTCGTATCGCTCTTTGCACACTGGGTAGTATCAATTGGGGTGCGTTCCGTAACCCAGAAGATATGCGCCGTGCTTGTCGCATATTGCATCGTAGCCTCAATAACATTCTTGACTATCAAGACTTTCTATCCATTCAATCTAAATTATCAAACGATGAAATCAGACCTCTTGGAATTGGAATCACTAATCTTGCCTACTGGCACGCCAAGCGAAATCTTAAGTACGGAGAAAAAGACTCCTTGGCTGAAGTCAAGACGTGGATGGAACACTTATCCTTCTACTTAACTGAAGCAACTGTAGAACTAGCACAAGAACGTGGTCGTTGTGAACATAGTGATAAAACACGTTATGGACAAGGTATCTTTCCTTGGGAGTTACGTGCCAAAGGTGTTAACGAATTAACTAACTTTGAACCTGAGTTGAACTGGGAAGGATTACGTGCTATGATGCGTAATCATGGTGTCCGTAATGCTACACAAATGGCTGTAGCTCCGGTAGAATCTAGTTCAGTAGTTATTAACAGTACCAATGGTATTGAAATGCCAATGAGTTTGATATCAGTAAAAGAAAGTAAAGCAGGAAGTTTTGTACAAGTTGTTCCCGAGTATCACAAGTTGAAAAACAAATATCAATTGATGTGGGAACAAAAAGATTGTGATGGTTACTTAAAAACAGCGGCAGTGATTGCAGCCTATGTGGATCAGAGTATCTCAACTAACACATTCTATAATCCCGCACACTTCCCTGAACGTAAAGTTCCAACAACATTGATTGCTAAGAACTTGATGCAAGCACATATGTGGGGATTAAAGACATTCTACTATAGCTTGATTAACAAAGCAGGTAGTAAGAGCCAAGATGAAACTGTATTAGATTTGCCAAGTGGCTTTAATGATATGGATGAAGAAGATTGCGAAGCTTGCAAGTTGTAAACTATGAGTTTTTTAGTAGCTAATCTACCTCCAGTCAAATGTTTTGTTCGCCGTGAATTTCTTTATGATTTTCAAACAGGTCACGGTGAGTTTGAACCATGCTGGTGGGTTAGCGTAAAGAGTTTGCGAGGTCAAGCATTTCGTATTGAGGCATATCTAAATCATTACGGTGCGCTGTATGACAAATTGCCATTACATGCGTTTTGTTGGAAGCCAATTGAAGGAGAAGCATTACCACTAGATTATTTACAATTGTGGGATTGCTTATCATATGACATTACAGTTATCAAAAAAGCACAATTACAATCAATGAAGTGTAAGTTTAAATTAAAAGATGGTGAATGGATGACAGGTGAATACATGTTTACTATTGATTCCGCTCATCCAGATTTTAATATATTAGATACAGGGTTCAGCGAAGATGTTGAAGACCATAAGAGCTATAACTTTATTAAATGCGATAATGGGCAGTTTGCCGCACAACCAAACAACAGATTAATTATTTTAGAGCCAAGCAGTAATCCTAAAGAACTTAAAATGCCAGATTTTAAAGTAGCGACACATCGATGGAGCGTTGAAACAGATCCTAAATGGGCTTTAGGAAATACTAATACAGTAATGTATGAAGATGTAAAACAATAAAAAGAAAGACACAATGAGTAAACAACAATATAACTTAAACACTAAAACAGATTATTTGAACAGAAAAATGTTTTTGGACCCGGAAGGTCCCGTAACCATTCAAAGATTTGAAGAAGTAAAATACAAAAAGATTGCAGACTTTGAAACAACGGCCCGTGGTTTCTTCTGGGTTCCAGAAGAAATTTCTCTAACCAAGGATGCCAATGATTTCAAAGATGCAAGCGATGCAGTAAAACATATCTTTACTAGTAATCTATTAAGACAAACCGCATTAGATAGCTTGCAAGGACGAGCACCTAGTCAAGTGTTTACACCAGTAGTATCATTGCCGGAACTAGAGGCATTGATTTATAACTGGAGTTTCTTTGAGACTAACATTCATAGTCGTAGCTATAGTCACATCATTCGTAACATTTATAACGTACCTAAAGAAGTATTCAATACTATCCATGATACAAAAGAGATTGTAGACATGGCAAGCAGTGTCGGTCTTTACTATGATGAGTTACATAAGATGAACTGTAAGAAAGAATTAGGCTTTGAGTTAGAGTCAGAAAAATCTCACATCAAAGCAATATACATGGCGTTACATGCTAGTTATGCATTAGAAGCATTCCGCTTTATGGTATCATTCGCTACAAGTTTAGCAATGGTTGAGAACAAAATCTTTATTGGTAATGGTAACATTATCAGTTTAATTCTCCAAGATGAATTGTTACATAAAGGCTGGACTGCTTACCTTATTAATCAAGTAGTAAAAGAAGATAGCAGATTTGCACAAGTAAAATCAGAATGTGAAGCTGAAGTATATCAACTTTACCTAGATGTAATTAAAGAAGAAAAAGATTGGGCTGACTATTTGTTTAAACTGGGACCAGTTATTGGAATGAATGCAACTGTGTTAAAAGACTTTGTAGATTATACTGCTGTAGGAGCATTGAAAGAAATCGGTATACGATATAATAATCCTGCGCCAAAGAGTACACCTATTCCTTGGTTCAATAAACATAGTGACACAAGTAAAAAACAATCTGCATTGCAGGAAACCGAATCAACAAATTACGTTATAGGTGTAATGAGTGAATCATTAAACTATGATGACTTGCCAAATATATAAGGAGAATAAAAAATGAAAGCAATCGTATGGAGTAAATATCACTGCCCTTACTGCGACCAAGCAAAGGCATTGTTAAATCAAAAAGGTATCCAATTTGAAGAAAAGAAAATCGGAGACGGGTATACAAAAGAAGAACTATTAGAAGAAATTCCATCAGCAAGAACAGTACCTCAAATCATCTTAGATGGTGTACTGATCGGTGGTTTCACCGAACTAAAACAAAAATTAACAGAAAGTAATTAATGCAAATAGCAATCCATCCAAATACAGTGTACACATTTAAGCTTAATTCCGGGGAGGAATTAATTGCAAAGGTAATTCAATCAGGTTCAGAGTTTATTCAGATTGAAGAACCAGTATCTATTGCCCCATCACAACAGGGTATGCAAATGATTCCAAGTATTTTTACTGCAAATCCAAAGGGTGAATTTAAGCTAAATACTACTAGTGTTGCAATGTATGCTGAAACTGATGATAACATCAAAGACAAGTACTTAGAAGCAACAACTGGTATTAAAGTACCTAGTAAAAAAATCGTATTGGGATAAAATGGCACAATTAAGTCGTATAGGTGATGCAAATCAAGTTGGCGGTACTATCATTAGAGGTGCCGGCACTGTGTTTGCCAATGGAATTTCTGTTGGATTACACGTTAGTCAAATCACTCCACACGCTCCTTGGCCACAAAAAAGAAACAACCCCCATCCACCACACGCGGCAGCAACTACTACAGAAGGTAGTCCTACAGTTTTTGCCGAAGGTAGTCCGGTACTTAGAGTAGGATCAGGAAACAGTTGCGGTCATAGTATCGTACAGGGTAGTCCTGATGTATTTTGTCCATGAGTGATTCAG